TTGGGTTTTTAATTGTACTGAAGTATTTTTCCAAGTAAGATTTTCTTTTTCTCATTTTTATTCCCTCCAATCCGTTGGCGTATATCCTACGCCGATTAAAAATGATTCATATAATCCGTTTAAGATGTTCCATCTAGCTGCTCTGGTGCCTTTCAACAGTTTGAGGATGTGATCTGAGGTAATCAGATCCAAGAATCTCTTTTTCTCCTGAGGATACAGACGATCCCATGTCCAACTGTTGTAGATCATCTTTAAATATTCGTCTCTAATTTCTACTTTTTCTTCCATATTTATCCCTTCCTTTCCTTATAAATAGTAGTCAAGTAGTTCGTTTAACTTCTTCTTCGTCATGTCTTTATTTAAGTAGTCATAGTACCAGTTGCAGATGTCCCAAGCGATGTCATTTTGATTGTAAAAATCGTTATTTTTGTCATCATCGTAAAAATCTCTAGCCCAATCCAGCAGATGTTCTGCCCCAGATTTACCAGATTTAAGTTCTCTTTTGATACCTTCTAGTAAACCTTTGTCATTTTTAGTGTCATGTTTCCAACAGTTGTAAAGAATTGTTGTCAGTTTTCCTGTCATATTTTTTCCTCCTAATCATCTATTTTACTGAAGCCTGTAAGTTGTTCAAGGTAATGAATATACTCCTGATACTCCTCTTCAGTCCAGTCTCTATGCCCTTTTTCGTCCCATACATAGAAGTCGTTATAAGCGTAACTGTTGATGTCTTCGTACACCTGTTCCTTTTCGCTGATCCCGATTCCTGCGACGATCTGATTCTCACGTTCGATCTGGATTCTCAAAATATCCTGATATTCCAGAATCCTATCTATATAATAATCCCTATCCATGATTCCTCCTATATTTCCAACTCATATAAGTTGTCGGTGTAGGTATCCAAGGTACCGATTTCAACGATATCCATGTCATCTACTTCTGCTTTTTCTAAAAATGTGTCTAAAATTTCATCATAAGTTGCCTCTTGACCCAATTCTTCACGCACGGTTGACCATAATTTATTAACCCTGCTGAATTCTACGTTCTTATTTGCATAAAAAATTGTGTACGGTGTTGTACGGTTCCAATCAAAGTTGTCTACAACCTTTATTTTATCATAACTTGTTCTAATATCGTCAGCTAAATCTTTATATTTTTCTAAAAGTACTCTGTTTATCATTATTCCGCCTCCATTTTTCTTATAATTATTTCGTAATAACAGTTCCAGTTGTCTTGTTGATTCCAGAACAGTCTGGCGTAACCAGATTCTATATTATCGTTTTCGTTATCCAAGATGTAATTGTTTAGCTTAATATCCTCCTGAATTAATTCTTTAGCTTTCTTAATAGCGTTAGCTTTGTCAGCGTATAACCCGACGATGTAAGTGCTGTCGCATTCGTTTAATAAATCTCCATATAAACTTTCGTATACTAAATACATTTTAGTCCTCCTCTTCGATACACGCTATTATGTAGTCCGCCATCATTTCAATGTCATAACATGGGTCGTCGGCTTCGTTTTTGCCAAAATGTGTGGCAATGTAGTCATAAATATACTTTTGTAATTTCTCTTTTGTTATCATTTTAATCAATCTCCAATCTATCGTCTTCCGTCCAGCAATGTATTAACGGCCCCATACCGTATTCATAGTTGACAGACAGAATATCGTCATCTTTATAATCTTTTATGTCTTCTAATAACTCCATGTAAGTTTCGTCATTTTCGTCGGTAAGCATGTAGTTATGTATTTGTGCCACGATATTTCGTTTTGTTCCAAGAATTATTTCTCCGTTGTCATATACACTATTCCTCATCATCTGAATCATCTTCCTCCCATTCCGTCCAGTACGCCTCATCTGCGTTGTACATATCCAGGTAATCTTGTTCTGTATATTCTTTGTGTAAGCATTCGTCGCTACAGTAGTATTCCAAACCGTCATGGATACAGTATCCTGAATCCATTTTGTTTCCACATTCGGTGCAAGTTCTCATATTTAATCGTCCTCCTCTTCTAAATCCTCTGCGATTTCTTCCATTTGCATTTCATCATATAAGTAATCGTCTAAGCATTCCCTGATGTCATCACCAATGTTGAAGCCGTCTGCTCTCAACCATTCTTCATAAAAGTCATGTACTGTGTAGCCCTTCGCTTCTATGAAGGCGATTTCGTCGTCGTTCATGTCGTATAATGTATAGATTATTTCACCTTTAATTGCAATTTCATAGGCGTGGTCATATACATATTCAGCGCCTTTTTGACAAAGTTCTTGCTTGTATGTTTCCATTTCGGCATTAAACTTGTCAACTAATTTGTCAATTCTTTCTTGCATTGTCATATTATCTCCTCCTATCCTATTATAATATGTTTATCATGTGGTGCCACATTATCACTTGTGTGTATTGTATCGGTGAATATCTCACCGTCATACTCTACAGGTTTTTCGGCCTCAGTTATTGTTTGAGGTCCATACCATAGGTAATGGTACCCGTTTGCCTCGTCGTCGTCAGTTACCAAGACAGTATAGTCCTGTCTACCTAATTGCATTTCGTGTATCATCATCTTGTATAAATCTTTAACTTTTAGTGCGTTCATATTTTCTCCTTTCATAAAAAGGACTACTTTAATCAGTAGTCCTAATAAAATATGTTAATTCTTCGCCTTTTAAGTTGTCTAATGCGTAGTCATACGCTTGTTGAAATAGCATTGCATATAATCTAGATATTGGTTGGTTTTCTTCGTCCCATCTCCAGCATTTCCAGTTAAGAACCATAACAAGTTCTGTTAAATACTCACAGTCGTGCTTCCATTCTTTAAAAGCTCTGTCAAAAGTTTCTTTTATAGCTTCAGCCCCGAACTTGTCAGCTATTGAAAAATCTTGATAAAAAGTTGTTTTTGGTTCATAACCTGTCATTTCCTGAATATTCCAATTTTCTATTTTCATTATTGCCCCCAACCATTTGTCATACATTGCTCGCAAATGTTGTTACCGTCTTCTAGACTTCTTACATAGTCGTCTTCGATGTCATAATATTCGCCACATTGGTCGCATTGTATAATCCTGTCATGAACATATTCTTCAAAGTTCATGTAGTTGTCATCTCTAAAGTTCGCTTTATAATTTTCTAGATACTCTGAATATATATCCCAAAGTTCTCTAACGTTTTTGCTAGTAATCTCTATCACTAGTCATCACTCCTTTCATTAGAACTTTTTGCGCTTAAAAATGTTACTTTTTCGCTTATAACTTTTGTCGCACCTTCGTCGCTTTGTAATCTACCCTTGATGCCAATTATGTCGCCAACTTTTAAGTATTCTACTGCACTATTCATTAAATCATTCCATAGTACACAATCTATAAAGTCAGTTTCATAAATTCCGTCCGCATTCTTGTAATTTCTTTGCACCGCAATCTTTAAAGTGGCACGGCGTCCTTCTTCATTTACCACTGGAAGACTTACTACTCTTCCTACTAAAACTACTTGATTCATCATAATCATTTCTCCTTTCTGAATCTCTCGTTTCACTTTGTATATACATTATATCATAAGTCAATGTTTTTTTCAAGTTTAATATAACTCGTATCCACTATATTGACCATATGATTTGTATTTGTATCCATATCCAAAGTTGTCTTCATTATAAGTATATTTTTTCATTCTCTCGCTGTATGGTTTGTAACTGTCGTTTGAAAACTCTAGGTTGTCATCTTTTTGGAATGTTCCTATTGTATATAGGTTATCATTCTTGTCTAATATTGCGAACTTTGACCAACTTAAATCGTTAATCGCTTCGCGTTCAAATTTTCTTGTGTAGAATGCTTTATCAAATTTGTATCTATTATACATATACAACCTGATAAAGTTTTGTGTATCATTTATATCGTGATGTCTTTCTTCAGCCGTTGGTTTATAATCATATATGATACCATTGTGTGCGATACCAACTTCAGCACTTGTATGCTCTTTGTGTAGTTTATGTATGCTATTTGTTAGTGCATATGGGTGTGTGTTCTTTGCTGTATTGCTGCCGTCAGTACCTATACGACAATGAATTACTAAACATTTGTCATTGAAATTGTCAAACTTACGACATAGATAATGATATCTTGCCATAAACTTTGCCATTCCCATATAACCTTTGTCAATAATTACCTTACCTTTGTCGGTGTACATGAAACCTGCACCGTCAGAGTTATTCTTAAATGCTTCTTCAAGTTCACTATCTTTTGGTAATCTCATATTTTTGTCTTTTGCTATAATAATACACATATTAAACCTCCTCTGTTTGTTCTTGAATACTAGGTATTTCAATGTTGTGAATGAAGTCTTTGACTGTGTCATTGACCTTTATTAAGGTGTTATCGCCTGACTCTTCAACTCTTCTTGATATTCTTTGTGTACCTTTAACACTTTGTAATGCCATTTCCATGTTGTCACTCGGTACATATAAACTTGCTATTAAGTTATATACCGACTGAGCCGCTGTATACTTATCAGTTTCCATTAGACTTGATTTTGATATGTTATTGATTAAGCCAGTTAACTTCTCAATAACATCGTTTCTAATCTTAAGCAATTGATTTGTATATGCTTTAATCAGTCTTGTTGTATCAAATGGCACTGCAATACTTATTGCGTCCACTTTTCTAGCATATGGTGTAATGAATTCGCCTTTTGTAACTCTTGATAGTGTAAATCTATCAATTCTATCATATGTTAATGCTAAGTTGTATAAGTTCACAAAATATTCAAATCTAGCCATTAAAGTGTTTTCATTTAATGTTCCAACACTTTGTCTAAACTCAATATCGTGACTATGTTGTAAGTTAATCGCAAGTGAGTGTTCACAAGATAAACTCAATGCTGTTTCTTGTAACCACTCAATAGAGTTTTTAAACTCTTGTTTTCTAGGGTTTCTATATGAAGTTATATCACTTGCATAATGTACGTTTCCACGACCACATATTTTTGCGTGTTGGTCTTTATATGTATTTGTGAATAACCATATTGCACCAACCGCTTTTTCCCAGCCGTCTACTTTTGTGACGTGGATATGTAGTCCACAACCTGTTCCATCTGATTGATTTAATGAATTAGATTGTAGTCCTATACTCTTCAAGTATTTGCACCAGTCAATAAACTCTTGTTTATGTTCTTTGAACCAGTCCCAACTCATAGGTTGACTTATCCATTCATATTTGTAGTTTGCTGGTATGCTTGAGTCACTGGCACATATTACCGGGAACATTGACCAAGCTTTTTTCATTTGTGAGCTTGTTAAGTTTGAATCATTTTTTCCAGTCTCAAGCTCGAATGAGAACCATATCGGTCCTTCACCAAGTTTGTAATCGTTCCAATCGAATTGATCACGATATTCACTATAACCGTAACATCTGTTTTCTAAAAAGTCTCTTAAAAAATTTTCCATAAAAATTATTCCTCCTTTATTTTCTTAAAACTTTCTATATACTTTTTTCTAGCAAGTATAATTCCTTGTTGTTTGCGTTTAATTGTGCAAGTAAAATCTTGATGTACTCTTTAGCACCTTTCGCTTGTGCTTCAAAGATTTGTTTCAATAACTTTGCGTTATCGTTTAATAAAAATTGTTTGAATGTCATTGTTTCTTCACTCTCCTTTTCTAAAATATTATTTCAATGACAGCCATAATGGCAAATGCTACTGGCATAAGTCTCCAGTATGTCTTCACTTCGTTGTATTGTTCTCTTGTATCGTATAGGTGTTTAGCAATAAAGTTGTCGTACTTCTTTATCATTTCGCACCTACTTTCTCAATGAAACGTATGCTTTTCTTGTAAATTGATTAACAAGATGTTCCGGCACTATCGTTTCACCTACATATGACCATATGATACCTAAGTAATTAAAATGAGTTATTTCCTTTTCAGCAAATAATCTTTCTAATTGCGGGTTCATTTCGTCAAGTTCCTTTTTGAGTTCTTTGAACTCCTTCCATTTTTGTGCATAAGTTTGCAAGAATTTTAAGTCTTTGTCTTTCATTTTCTCACTCCTCTCTTTTGAAAAACAATTGTGATATCAGTTTGACACCACACTAAAAACTTTTAGGTACTAAAAATCTTTAGTGTAGTGCCAAAAATTTTAGTAAAAATTCTCTACACTTCAAACATTCTTGATTATCAATTACCGGATACCATAAAAAGTCGTTTGATAACTTGTATTTATTCGTATCTCGTTTTCTTGTATCGGTTACAAGTATACACATAATCAAGTCTTAATTATACTAATCTAATCATTTTTGCCCGTGTTATACCCGCCTTATCTTCTTCGTGCGTCTACGCGACCATACTTTTTTCAATTTTTCTTTTAGGTTTTTATCGTGGGACTTGCCACTAGGTGATAGCACTTGCCGGAACAAATGGGATAGTCTTGCGACCGATTACCACCGGTTTATAATGTTATCGTGCGGTTGTATATTTTAAATCGTAAATCTTGCCGTTAACATATATCTTTTTATTTATTTTAGTATCTAAGATGTACTTAATATGATAGTGTTGTAATTTTTTGATATACTTAGACAATAACACTTTTTTATTGTCAATTATAGCATACCAAGTTATAACATACTTAGGCGCTAATTGTATCTTATTCATTGCGCTTAATTGTCTTGACTTGTCGTACGCGTCAACGCCGTGTATATGTTTTGACGTTGTGCGGTTATGTAGTCCAGCAATTAGCATTTTTTCTTTTTTGACGTGGTGTCTCAATGGTAGCATATCTATACGATATTTAGTATAGTTACCAACCTTTACATACTTGACACTCTCTTGACACTCTCTTTTCATTGTAGCACCTTTCCTTTCTTACATTATAATCATACCACACCCCCCTATTGAAAACCACCCAATCGCCTAATTAGGTATTTCAGCAAATTTCATCCCCCCAACACCCATTTCCCATCATCCTCTTCCTCCCGATTCACATACCCAACCACATCATCAACCACACCCAAATCCCCCTCCCCACCATTTCTTAACCACCCCGTCCGGAAATTTTAACCCCCGAGCGGTTGTTTTTTCATTCATTTTATGCTATACTTACACTAGCGGATGAATAGAGGTGCATATGAAAAACGTATTTTATTTTCAATACATTAACAAAATTGGTGGAATTGAGACTTGGTTTTATCAACTTGCGAAGAAATATAAAGATTATGATATTACGATATATTATAAAGATGGGGATCCAGAGCAAATAGCGCGTTTAAGGAAATATGTGCGTTGTGTTAAATATACAGGGCAACATATTGTGTGCGATAAAATGTTTTTCAACTTCAATCGTGAAATCATTGATAACGTGGAGGCGAAGGAATATAACCTTATACTACACGGAGATTATAAAGCGATGGTGAAAAATGGGCAGCTTTTGGAGAAGAATGTACCTTATCATGAAAAAATCGATCATTATTATGGTGTAAGTCAGCTTGTATGTGATAGTTATGAGGAATTAAAGGGGATTAAGCCGATACTTGCGTATAATCCTTTTGAATTAGACCCTCCGAAAAGGGTGTTGAATCTGATTTCGGCGACAAGACTTACAAGAGAAAAGGGAAAAGAGCGATTAGAGAGGCTTGCGAGGATGTTGGATGAGGCGAAAATCCCATATATATGGACGATATTTACGGATGATGCGAATGCGATTCGAAATCCTCATATTATATACATGCCTCCGAGACTTGATATTATAGATTATATTGCGAATGCGGATTTACTCGTACAGCTTTCGGATAATGAGGGATATTGTTATTCGGTAGTCGAGGCTTTATCGGTTGGTACGGGTGTTATTGTTACGGATATGCCGGTAATGAAGGAAATCGGTGTGGAACATGGTGTTAATGGTTGGATAATAGATTTTGATATGCAAAATGTGCCTTTAAAAGACATATATGAGAAGAAATTAGAGTTTAAATATACGCCGAAGAGTGACACTTGGGGTGACATATTGAAAAAAGGAAAATCAACGTATATTGAAGATTTAGATTCTATATATAAAGTTGAGGCTTTGGATGGTTATAGGATACAGCATTTACTCGATAGTGAACTTGGAATATGCCCAGAGCCGGGATATAGATGGAATGTAACGTATGATAGATTACAAGTATTATTAGAAAGAAATTTGGTTAAAGTTATAAAGAAAATGAGTAGGAAGGAGGCGGAAGATGAAAATGAGCAACAAAGCATATGATGTATTAAAATATATTGCACAAATCGTGTTACCAGCACTTGGAACTTTATATTTTGCACTTGCAGGAATCTGGGGATTCCCTTATGGTGAAGAAATTGTTGGTACAATTATGGCGATAGATACATTCTTAGGTGTATGCTTAGGAATATCTACTGCAAATTACAAGAAGAATTTGAAAACAGAAAAGAAATAGTTAATTTAAAAGGGTTGGTATGGAAGAATTGAAAGAGAAATTCAAAGAATATTTGGTTAAGTCCAAGCGCAGGGATGTTAAGCAGATAATGAAAGACCTAAATCTTCAGGAATATGAGGTTTACGGGCTTTTGAAACTTCTTCAAAACGATGGAATGCTATTTGAGTTGATAGATGGCAAGATTGTTAAGATGAAGCCGGAGAAAAGTCACGATGTATATCAGATTCCGAACAATTTAGATCATATTAGTTTGTTGCTAATCAGCGATACACATTTATGTAGCGATAGAGACAGACTAGACATACTAGCATATTTATACAAGAAAGCTGAAGAAATGGGTGTCGATTATGTTCTCCATTCCGGAGATGTAACGGATGGTAGGAGTAATAGACCGGACCAATTATATTCTTTACGAGAATTATCCTATAACGGTCAAAGAGATTATGTTGTAGAGAAATATCCAAGAAGTTCAATACCTACATATATGATTGCGGGAAATCACGACTTATGGTGGGTAAAACAATGTGGATGTGATATCGTAAAGGATATATGTAGTCAAAGGGATGATTTAATCTATCTAGGTAGCGATTGCGAAGACCTAATGATAGGTAAATTAAGAATAAGACTGTATCACGGCGCTGGTGGTAACGCTTATTCGAAAAGTTATAAGGTACAAAGGTATCTCGATAGTATACCACCAGAAGAAAGACCACATATATTGCAAACGGGGCATACACATCAAGCGTTTTATATGAAACAAGGTAATACTCATTGTTTTCAAACAAGTTGCTTACAAGATTTAACACCATTCGAAAGAAGTATGGGATTTAATAATGATAAATCAGTATGGTGGGTTGAGGTCTACATGGACAAGAAAGGAAATGTAGTGAGAATTAAGCAAGAACTTGAGACGTTTGGAAATAAATTGGTAAGGAGAAAGAATAAATGTTAGAATTCTTTGTAGGTGTGTTATTCGGTGGTTTAACGATGACAACCTTTATGGCGTGTTTTAATATAATTAGCAGGGAGGAAAAAGATGGGGAAACACAAGGACGGAAATAATACTCAAAAAAGAAAATATGAGGCGCATTTTGCGAAGATAGAAAAAGTTACCAAAAAAGGTAAAACCAATAAAAAGCATAAGAGAAGATAGGAGGAATTATGGAAAACGAAGAAATTCAAACAACAGTCAATGAATCTGACATTGATGAGTTAGGTGGTGAGATAGTAAATGTCATTTACGGTGAGAACTAGTTTACCAGAAAAAGGTGATAAAATGTACAATACTACATCCGCTGGTGGATATAGTCATTGTATTAAAGGAAAACCAACGCAAGATGGTTTGAACGTACTCGACAATTGTGTCGGATGGGCTTGTTCTCGTTTTAACGAAATATACAACGAATTAACTGGTAATACCGGGATGAAATATTATCAATTAAATTGCAACGCAGAAGATTTTATCACAAGAGCGAAAAAGATAGGATTAGAGATATCATCTGAGCCGGTTGCCGGTGGAATAATGGTGTGGCAAGGAAAAGGAAGCCTAGCTGGTCATGTAGCTGCCGTTGAAAAAATAACTGGTGTTGATGCTAATGGTAAGCCGGTTGAAATAATGACTAGTGAAAGCGGATATAATCACTTCGCGTTCGCTAACAAAACGAGAAAGAAAACAAATGGAAAATGGGATATTAGCTCAAGTTATCCATTTTTAGGTTGTATCATCAACCCAGCGGTTAAACAAGAAACTACATATACTGTACAAGGAGATACATTAAGTTATATCGCAAATAAATTTGGTGTAACTGAACAAGATATAATCGATGCTAACGGAATCGTTGATAATAAGATTTACGTAGGCCAAGAATTAGTTATCCCGGATCCAGTTAAATATGAAATTATTAACGCTAAGTCTGGTGTCTGGTGTAGATTAGACGGTTACGGATTAGACAAAAAGAAGTATAAGGTTATTCCGTATAAAACAAAATGCAGACTATTAGAAAAGAATGTCGGTAAGAAAGACGGGTATAATTGGGATAAAATTATATATGACAATAAAATCGTCTATCTTCCGAATAAATGGTCATTATATGAAGAATAAAACAAGCGCTATGCTTGTTTTTTTATGGTATTTATGATATAATACCATAGAGGAGTTAATATGATAAAAGTTGACAATAATACTAAAACAATTTCAATAAATAGAGGAGACGATAATGTTAGTTTTAACTTTTCTATCCCAATCGACAGTACAACAAATTATACATTTAAAACGACGGATGTGATAAAATTTGGTGTTTATACTGCTAAAAAATTAGAAGATAAAGCGTTAATATTAAAAGAAATTCATAATGACGAAGAAAAAGAAGTTATTACAATAACTTTGTCAAAACAAGATACTTCAATAGGTGATATAGAAAATAAACCGGTAAAATGTTGGTATGAAATTCAATTAAATGATGACACAATTATAGGATTTGATGAAAAGGGTGCTAAAGAATTTATAGTATATCCTGAAGGAAGCGATGAACAATGATAGAAGCAAACACATTAACTGGTCAAATAACACCTAATCAAACATTAACAGGCACATTAGATTATAGAGAAGTTGATAAAACAAAGGTTGAGGACGTAAAAGTTAACGGCACAAGCGTAGTTGCCGATAAAATTGCAAATATAGATTTAACTGGTAAACAAGATGTACTTACTGCTGGCACAAACATAACTATCGAAAATAATGTAATAAGTGCAACAAGTGGAAATAATAACGACGTCGTAAAGTTTGTGAATTGGGCTTTTCCGGGAGATAATAAAAAAATAACTGACACTAATGTTTTACAAGCAATGCAATCAATAATGACATATTATATTACAAACCAAACTGTGCCAGAATATTATCTTAATTCTTGTTTGCTAAGTATTATAGAAAAACTTAACTCAAGTCAAGAGAGCAACTATGATAGATATAGATTGGTGTTTTATGGAGTGTCAACAAAGTCAACCAGATTTTCAATACAACAATATCAATTATTTATATACACACAATATAATAGTGCAACTATTTATGATGACACTAGTCAATCTTATTATCCTAGAACTGGAACAACGAATACAAATACTGCAATAGCAAACAATGAAGATTTTAATAATTATTTACATAAGCAAAACACTTCAGCGTATACACCAACAGGAGATTATAACCCTGCTACAAAAAAATATGTAGATGATACCCTAGGAGATATTGAAACTTTATTAGGAGGTATCTAATGAGTGTAGCAAGTGAAATACAAAGATTACAGAATGCAAAGGCAAGTATTAAGGCTAGTATTGAGGCAAAAGGCGTAACAGTATCAAGCGAAACCACATTAGATGGTTACTCAACATTAATAGATAGCATATCAGGTGGAGGCGGAGGAATAACAATAAATGGTACATTGGTATCAAAAGAAATACAAAGTGGCATAGTAACTAAAGGCGATTTTGTTAAAAGAGGCATTTATAATATTGAAGATAGAGTATCAAGTTCTTCACAAATGACTTTTAGTAACAATCCAACAATAACTAATGAAAGCAATTTATATGATAATGACGATAACACATATGCTTCAATAAAAGCATCTGGTACAAATGCTTTGGCTTTAACAGCAGATTGTAAAACCAAAGAACAATTAAATATACCACAAAGTGCTTTAATAAAATCAATTGATTGCACTACAAAATTCCAATTTAGGAGTACTAACGGAACAGTTAACACATTTGTAAAAATGCAAACAACAGGAACGTTTTTTGCGGAAGGTCAAGCAACGTCACCGGGTACAGCATTAACTACATTAACAAAAAGTTTTGGTACTTTTGGAGAAACTTGGGACACAAATAGTTATAGGATAAGAATTTATTGTAGTACAGCAAGTTCAACAGTTGATATCTATTATATTAAATTTGGCATTACATATGAATATGACGGACAAATAAAAAAAGTTACAAGTGATGCTGATACAATAATAGGTATAGCAAATGAAAATGGAAATCAAGGAGATACAATACAAGTTTATATACCAAACGTAGAATAGGAGAAAAATCGTCTATATACGAAGAACAAAACAAGCATAGCGCTTGTTTTTTTATGTCTTTTATGCTATTATGAATACGGTGATAATATGTTGTACATAATAATGTGTGCGGGGTTAGGTACGAGATGGAGTAATTATTTAGGTGTACCAAAGCATTTAATCACCATCAATGGTGAAACCCTATTAGGTAGAACTACACGATTATTAAAAGAAAACGGTATAACCGATTATATTATAACCGGTTGCGATGAAAGATATAAAGAATACGGCGAATTGATAGACCAAACCGATAAGGATTGTGAAATTGATCGATTCGAAGAATATCCTACAAACGGTTACATATGTTACCTATATGGTGATGTTTATTATACTGAAGAAGCCATGAAAACAATTATAAACACAGATGCTGAGGATATTATGTTCTTCGGAAGCGAATGGGAAATATTCGCGATAAAAGTCAAAGATAAAGACCTGTTTTATAAACACAAGCATATTGTAAAAGACTTATATCAAAATGGTGTTGTCAATAGGTGTATTGGTTGGGAAATATATAGAAGTCTTCATTGTATAAATTTTAACGACCATATTATAAGTGAAAGATATACTAAAATATTAGATGGAACGGACGATATAGATTATCCAGAGGATTATGAAAACTTCATACAGCGAATGTCTGGAAAATAAATTGTAAATATTGTAAAATTTATGTAAATGTGATATAATAGTAGCGTGGTATGAGTTAACGGCGTACCACTTCATCCCTGATCCAGAGCGATAAGCTCGCTCTGGCTTTTTCAATCAATGGGGATATGGATGATGTTAGTCAGCATCATCTTTTCTTTTTGTCAAAAATGTGCTATAATACACGGAGGAGGATGAATATGCAAGAACCAGCTTTACCGTTAAGTCTTAGAGTTAGAGAATTAGAATTACAAGGTGGTGCGGAATCTTTCTTAGCACAAGAAGAAGTTTCAGCGTATAATACAACCATTGTTAATTCGGCTTTAGCAAAAAAAGATTCTAAACTTGGTACAGTAGAAGAAGTCGAAAATAGAATAATTGAATATTTCAATATATGCGAAAAGACGGCACAATTACCATCTATAAAAGCAATGTCTTTATATATTGGTGTACCGTATAACACTCTTAAAAAATATTTAAACGACCCAACATCACGATATTATGATGTTTTATTGCGTGCGCAAGATGCGTGTCATGTTGTGATTGAAAACGCAGCACTTAATAACAAAGTTAACCCAGCGACATATATGTTTACGGCCGCTAATTTCTATGGTATGAAAAATACGCAATCTGTTGAAATCGGCAGAAGTAGCGCCGAAAAAGATTTAGCGGCATCACGTGAATCTATAAACGCATTAAAAGAGATGATAGAAAGAGAAAAGAAAGGTACTACACCCGAGGGCGCTGTAGAAGCAACTTTCAAGGAGAAGACTGATGAATAATACTGGAGAATTAAGTCTAGAAATAGAAGAACTTTTAAAACAAACTCCAGATAGTATGAAAAGTACACAGCAATACATGGCTTGTGTATATTCTTTAATGTGTGCATATGAATCTGAAGGTAAAATTGATGACGCTAAGAAGATTGCTAAAGACATAATTGACAAAAGTACTGACGAAGGATTGGTTTTGGATGAGCAACTCAGAACCGCATACGATGTTCTCGCTCGTTCTGGAGATTTCGAGAGTTATTGTATAGCGCTTGAATGGAATAGGCCTATGGAAAAGAAATTTTATCTTCCTCGTGCTAAAATTCTTAAAAAACATGGTGTTATGCAAGCATTTCAAGATTTGCAAGACGATAAATTGGATTTATTAGTATTGAATATGCCACCTCGTGTTGGTAAATCAACATTGTCATTGTTTTTCTTGACTTTTCGTGCCGGATTATATCCTGAACAATCAATTCTTGGAAATGGGCATAGTACTTCGCTTACTCAGTCTTTTTATAAAGAGTTTTTGAATATAGTTGAATCAGAAGAATATAGATATAAAGAAATATTTCCTAGAATATCAGTAGCGACAAAAAACGCTGAATATTCATATCTCGATTTTAATGAAGATAAAAGATTTCATACAGCAATGTTTCGTTCTGTTGAGGGTGGTACTACCGGTCTTGCTGAAGCTAGTAACTTACTATACTGCGATACCTCGTTAAAGACGTT